GGTTTATTGACAAGCTTTACCTGGATTCCGTCGATGACGTGTCCGTAGATCCCGGCGTAATCATTCGGAGCCTTTCCGGATGCGTCCGTCACCCACGGCAGCCACCGACCTCCTCTCAGGTGTACCCGGTACTGTAAATTTCCAACTGCGGACTGGGAGCCAACTGTATACGCTTTCAGTCCGGTGACCGCCCTGCACGGAATCCCGGCGTAGCCGTCGGAACTGACATTATTATAGTTTGTCACCCACGGCAGCCATTGCCCATTCACATATGCCTGATACCGGACATTGATTCCGGATGCGGACACAGATCCTCCAGTGGACGGTTTGGACGGTTTTGTGGATGTACTGGAACTTCCCGTATTCGGCGGCAGATCTTTGTCCCCGGCTACCATGCTCTTGAAAGAGCTCCATGTTACCGGGTCGTCGTTCAGTACAAACGGATTCGGACAGTATTTCCCGACCACATCATAGTGCCGGACCACACGGGACAGGGGAACATTGTACTTCTTCATCAGCCCCTGCACCAGCTTCACTGTGCTGTTGATCGTGGCGTTTTCAAAGTACCAGTCCTTGGACGTATCACTCCGGCTCCCGGACGTCCTTACACACATCTCAATATTGATGCTGTTGTAGTTGGTGCATTTCCCATAGACGCTTCCGCCCTTTGTGCCTGGGTATTTGTTGCCGCCTACCGACCAGGCCGCCAGACTGTCAGACACACTCTGCCAGACCTCTCCGGAATACCCGACAAAATAGTGGGCGGACGCCCCACGGTATCCAGTTGAAAAATAGATCGCATTGTTTGCGGCACTTCCCGGAGCCCCGGTATAATGCACTACGATGTACTTGATCCCGTTCCCGTACCGGCTGGACGCATTGATCGTCTGAAGCTTCTGGTTGATCGGTAATCCGTTGATGGACGCCGCCTCCGCCCGGATCGGCGGCACCACGGCCATTGTCCCCAAAATTAGGGTACAGAAAAGGACGGCTGCCAACGCAACCGCCCTTCCTCGTTTCAGTAATTTATTCTTCTTCGTCCGCATCTGCATCATCCCCCTTGTGCTGGAATCTCCAGAACAGATCTGCCACATAGGTCCAGCCTTTTGTTGCCACCAGCGCCAGGACAAATCCGATCACGATCATGGCAATGACAAAGTACCATGTCACCGGGAAGCCCGTCATATCCACATAGGCAAAGTACGCCACCAGGGTAAACGCCACAGACAGCACCAGAACCTGTAAATCGGTCGGGATGCTGCGCAGTCCCGGCAGTCCTTTTGTCACCTGGGTAATCACAACGGTCAGGAAACAGATGACCCCTGCCACAAAAATCAGGAGATTGAGATTCTCCATCACCATTTTAAAAATATCCAACTGCATCGCTTCTACCATAAGTCATTCCTCCTTTTATTCACTTTTTTCCAACTTATCAATTCTGTGATGTGCTGATTTAACGGACTGCTCCACAGCCGTGATCCGGCTTCCATGTTCCACGATTTCCTCCCTCAGTCTGTCAACATTTTTTGATGTTTCCCGTACATCAGAGGCAATATTATCCAGTTTTGTACTGATTTTAGTATTCAGTTCCGCTCGTTTCACTGCATCATCTATATCTGTTTTTTTGCTGTTTTTATTGCTGTAATATACTGATGCCAAAAATCCCAACAGCGATATTATAAGCGCAATCCACTGAGTATTCATACCCACTTCTCTCCTATCATTTTTTACACAAAAATAAGACCGGTTCACGGTCTCGCTCTGATCTCTGTCATCTTCTTTTCCTCTGTCTTATGCTTCTGAGTCTCTAATCATCTCATCCTGAATCTGATGGACATAATCCCGAAAGGTATCCTCATCTTCCCTGCACTGTCCAATATATTCCTTATACTTTTCCGGATCCACTGCACTAGATGCAATGGTCATATTCACCGGATCCGCTGAACTGATGACTGCCTCAAAGGCCGCTACATCTACTTCTGTCTCATCTACCTTGATCCGGCTGACTCCTCTTAGTGTTATTGTCTTCTCTGTTAATGTATACATATCGTTCTTCCTCCTGATTTTTATTTTTCTCTTTTAAACCGCATCCGCAATTACCTGCGCCCCAAAGGCAGTTGTACTAGGACGGTACTTGTGCAATGTAAACTGCGTAGTAGTAGCACCGTCAGCCCATACCAAGGTACCGCCTTGCCCTGTCTGTGCTTGCACAATTACAACCGGCGCTTTACTAAAAGCTTTTGGGAACTTCACAACCTGCGTCTCCCAGGTATTTGCTTTTGATATGCTGACGGATATTGAAAATGCCTGTACATTGTCCGATAAATTTCCTTTGCTAACAACCTCCCCCTCATGCGTATTAATTTTGTCTTCCAAAATCTCCAAATGTGGGGTGGAACCTGCACCTGATTCATCTGGCGATTTTGGTCCAAGATATATTCCTTGACCCTTGATATAGTTTCGTTCTCCATTATTTCCAAATGTAAAACGATTGGCTGACCCTTGCCTCACATTTACTGTATTGCTATCCAGATACACATTTGCCCCACCCGGATTCCCAATCGTTGCCGTATTAGCATACACCGGCTCACTTGCCACACGCCAGTAGGAGCCATCATATGTAAATACAACGGTTGAGTTTGCCCTCCAGTAAGCATACCGTACACCCTGGGTGTAGATCGCTTTTGCTCCCGTTCCTGCCACGTTTAATGTCGGACTCGATGCAGTGTTAGAATAAGTAAACTTCACTGACACCGTCACTCCTGCTTTCAATGTCAGGCTGCCTGCCGCCAGCGTGGCTACTTTTGCCGCTGTCGCCGCTGCAGTTCCGCATGTTGCATACAGCATCTGACCATCCTTCCCGTCTGCTCCCGTAGCCCCAGTGGCCCCAGTGTTTCCCGTGTTCCCGTATACTCCAATGATATGGGGTGCAGTAGTAGTTTTGCTTCCATTTGTATAAGTCACTACCTCATAATTCCAGAGATACCGTTTGGAGCTGGTGATCGACTGTATCGTTGTGGTCCATCCACTCGTACTCGTTGTCACACCACTGGATGCTGTAGTTGCCAAGTAATAATTCGTAATCGTTTTGATCCCATTCCCTGTAGCCCCGGTTTCTCCTTTCAATTCTTCCGCAGACGGAGTCCAAGAAGAAGATGGATTGACGTGCCCCTCATACATGCAGATCCAGTAGACAGTCGCCGTAACCTGCGAACCAGACGGATAATTATAAAGCCTTACCCAGTTGCCGACGATTTCATTTGTTCTTCCGGTACCATGCATCACTACAATCTTTCTGGAGTTCTTCGTTTTGAAAAACGTTGCTACTATTGATGAAGACTGCCCCACATACCAGTCCACACGTCCATTTTCAGCACTGTTATTGTAACTGAGTTCGGCAATTAAAGTCCATTTTTCTCCCGGCTTGGGCGCCCTTGTCATGGCCCACTCACCAATCATATAGTTTGTGGAGGTTTTCTGTACATTGGATGCTTTCAAAAGATTGACTGCTCCTCCCGGCAGTCCATCCTCTCCCGCAGCTCCTGCCGCACCGGTAGCGCCTGTATTCCCATAGGCACCAATAATCACGGGACTGGTAGTGGTAGAACTTCCATCCGTATACTTCACCACTTCATAGTTCCACAGGTATTTCTTACTTGTGGTGATTGTCTGAATCTTTGTCGTCCAGCCGGATGTAGAGATCGTCACGCCAGAAGAGCTTGCAGATGCCAGATAATACTCTGTAATGGATGAGACCCCTTTGCCCGCTGCCCCGGCCGATCCATTGCTTCCCATTCGCCCTACAGAATACAAGATCGTGGTAGTGCCGTCCGTGTAAGTAATCACGGTTCTGGTCCAGAGGTATTGCCCTGCACTGACACTTGGCACCGAAGAGCTCCATGTCCCTGTCGGTACTGATGTTCCGCTGGAGGATGCCTGATAGGTTACTGCTGAGGATTTCACGCCACGGCCATCCTTTCCATCTGCTCCTGTCGCACCTGTTGGACCGGTAGCCCCATGAGTTCCGATGATCACTGGGGTTGTATTGACGGATGTCCCATTCGTGTAGGTGATTTTTTCATAGTTCCACAAATACTTTTTCGATGTCGTTGTAGTCTGCATGGTAGTAGTCCATCCAGACGTTGCCGTTGTTACACCGCTGGCAGCCGTACTGGCCAGATAGTAATTGGTAATACTGGAAATCCCGTTCCCCTGGGCTCCTGTACTTCCAGTATTTCCATAAACACCAATCACCCGTTTCTCACTCTCCCGGAACGTCTCATCAGAATAAATGATTTTCTCATAGTTCCAAAGATATTTATTGGTCGTCGTCATGGTCGGCACGGACTTACTCCATGTAGAAGGAGCCGTGGTGTTTGAGGTGGACACCGCATAATACTCTTCCACTGCTTCAATCCCTACACCGTCTGCCCCGTCTTTCCCGTCTTCTCCCTTGATCCTGGACCAGGAATACTTGGCTGGGTTCGTACTATCGGCTGATGTATAATCTGTATACTGCCCGATGTAAAGTTTATTGGCACTGTCTGTTATGGAAAATCCGGTCTTTCCATCCGCACTGTTTGCATAGGCAATGTGAAGATATGGCGTTTTCCCATCTGCTCCCGCTTTCCCTGGAATCCCCTGGGTGCCGTCCGCTCCCTTGATCTTGCTCCATGCGTAATCCGTTGGATCTGTGCTGCCAGCAAGCTTCGAATCTACATACATTCCAATATAATCCCGGTCTGGATCCGATACAGAGAAATCTGTCCTTCCATCTGCGCTGTTGGCATAAGCGATATGGGTATAGCTACTTTTGCCGTCTACTCCCGGTTTCCCCTGTTCTCCTTTTTCTCCATCGTTCCCATTCCTGGAAACGGAGTATTCCAACGTCTGGCTGTTGTTGGTATAGGTGGTGATCTTCCGGGTCCACAGATAGTCTCCCGGTTGTGTCTGAGGCGGATCCGTAAGCCATGCCCCCGTCGGAGCTTCCACTCCGGAGCTGCCAATCTGGTATGTAATCTCGGTAGATTTTACACTGACAATCTGATCTTTTAACTGCTCCATGATCTGCGTCACCTGGGATGTCGGATTCGATGTCAGGATCTTATAATTGGCAAGCACCCCGCTGTCCTGTCCGGAGACCGTATAATGATTACGCACTGACTGGATCCGGGCTGAAAGATAGACTTTTTCCTGGAAGCGGTTATCTGCAATCTGCACGGTATCTCCGATATCCGCCCTTAGATCATACAGACTTGCTTCATACGTCACTTTCACATCATTCCGGCTCTTCAACTCTGTCAGTCCTCGGTTTAAAAGCTCGTTGGCATCATCTGTGTCGTACTCAAATGTCCCAACGATATAGCCGTCAAACTCGCCTTGCCCTTCATAGTCATATGCGCGGAACCGGGACCACTTATTCCTTGCATCACGGTCGTAAATCCGATGCTCTCCTTTCGGACTGAAATACCGCCCATCATCGTAGCTAATATCAGCAATCGTAAGCTTATTCCCATTCTCGTCCTCTTTCCCGTAACACCGGATACAGGTAATCAGATCCTCGATGCTCCCGGACCGGGACAGGGAGATCAGGTTGATATTATCGATGAAACGCTGCTGGGTCTTATCTTCCCCCAGTGTCTTGTAAATGTTGATGACCTGCTTTGTCACCTTTGCGCCTTTCATTTCAATGGCAAACTCGCACTCTGCGTCAAACTGATTACACACATCCCCAATCCGGGTGAGCTGGCTGTCTGTAGTCCCCTCGAATTTGGTCGCCCGTTTGTAGCTTGACACTTCATTGATTCCGATTTCCCAGCCGGAATCGTGCAGCACTACGCTCAGTGTGTCTTCAATGGATCTTGCTGTATAATCCCACGGAACGGCATACTCATTCATCAGATCCAATCCAATATCCTCACAATGAACGGTCCATTCTTCATCTCCTTCGATAGACATGATTGTATACAGCCGATCCTTGCCATACTTATCCCGGAACGCAATATAATTTCCCTCCGTGATATATACGGAATCCGGATGCCGGGGATCCGTCGTAAAATCATAGGTCCCCACCGCACTGTTATTTGTGATAGAGATCTCCTGTCCCAGACTATCC